GGGTCTTCGCCGAGGCGCTGCCGTAAGAGAATTTGCCGTCGATCACGTTCGCCCGGGTGAAGACATAGTCGAAGTCCTGCGCGCGCGGCATGTCGGCCTGCATCACCAGTTGGCCCTGCGCCCAGTAGGTCATGCCCCGATAAATTGCCGAGATATCGCGCAGCAGCGACCAGGCATCGGCTTTGCCCTGCAGGTTCATGTCGCACAGGAAGCGTGGCTCCTGGCCGCCAAGGCCGTTCGGCACCAGCTGGTCGCAATACTGTGCGATGCGGTACAGCTCCCACTTGTCGACCATGAACGGTTTGATGCGTTTGCCCAGGCCGAAACGGTCTTCGGTGCAGATGCCGTAGGTGATCCACGCCGGGTTATTGGTCCAGGCCGATTTCATCGAGCCGTCCCACGTCCTTGCACTTCACGGTGACCGCCGGAATGTTGGTGAATTGCTCGGCGTCGAACTCGATGTACAGCAGCGCGGTGTTCGGATAGCGCAGCTTGGCGTCGATCACTTCGGTGTAACCAGCCACCAGCATCGTGTCGGCGATCTTGTTGCTGTTCTGGTTCGGCGTCAGGCGCCGCACGCGGATTTGCCAGCCAGTGGTGGCGTCCGGCAGATCGATGCGGCGCGAGCGCTCGTAGCGCGTGGTGGTCTTGCCGTCGACTGCATCCACCAGCACCTGCTGATAGGCGCCACCATCGGTGGCCACGTCGATGGCGTACTCGATCCGGTAGCCGCCGACGTTGCCCTGGTCATCGGAGCGTTGCAGCGCCGGCCACGCCAAACGCATGCGCACGGCGGAAAGCTGAGTATTGGTGATCGAGCGAACCCACGGCGAATCGCTGCGCAGCTCAATGTTCAGCGACGTTTCGTTCTCAACGGACGGAATGCCCGGGATATACGTCTGATCCACCGAACCCGGGCGCCAGTCCCATTTCACGTTCGGGAAGTTGTAGTTGCCGCTGGCATCGCGGATCGGCGTGTTGTCCAGGTAGATGTCGTAATCGGTCGGGACGCTGTCGAATTCGCCCTCGCCCACGGCGATCAGCAGCTTTGCCAGGTTGGTCGAGCGCAGGCTATCGCTGGCTTCGACCGGCGACTTCGGCTTGCTGCTGCCGCCCTTCTCGCCGTGGATCTGGATCTGTTGCGCTGGGCCCATGCTTTCCTCCAGGCATAAAAAACCGCCTCGCGGGCGGTTGGTGTGTTGCTGTCCTGCTTACACTTTGTCTTCAGCCAGGATCGAGGCCGAGATGATCATCCCGCCCCACCGGCGCTCGCCGATGCAGATCGGTACCGGGTTGCCGCTCGCTGTGGTGTTTTTGGCGCTGCCGAAGGCGTAGGACGGTGCGTTTTCAGGAGATGCGCTTTGAGATAGTCCCTTGGCTTGTGGGCTGAGCATCTGCACGACACCGCCAGCAACGAGGGCAACACCCATTTGGACGGCCCAGGTCTGCCCGAAATAGGTGCCGGCGACGATTAGCACAGCTCCAATTACTGTCTGCAATAGACCTGCACGCTTGCTCCCGGAAATCACTGGGACAATTCGAATTTCTTGGGTTCCGCCGAGGCCGAAATCTTTTTCGGCTACGTTTTTCCGATTTCTGAAAATCGCAAAGCGCATCCCTTTGCGCTCAAGATCTTTAATGGCGCATTCGAACCCTTCAATTGTGCACTTCAACGCTTTGAATGCCTCGCTCACGGACTTACTGCCAAGCTCGCGTTGATGGACACGACCAAACAGCTTGATAAGCGGCCCTGAAAGAAGAATGGTCGTCATGGCTGGGTTGTTACTTGCCGTCGCTGCCACAGTTTTCTCCGGTCATAAAAAAACCGCCCGTAGGCGGCTTTGTCATTGCATCGTGGGTGATAAATCCATGCTCATTGATGAGTCGATGGATATCCTGAACTTCTTGGTGGCACCAGCCTTTATGTTGGCTTCCCGCTCTTTAAGCCCGCTGCCGCATGATGATGCACCAACGATGTGTTCACCGGCGGTGACGTAGAACTTTGCAGTTTCACCGGAACCAATCTCGGCAGCTTTTCGTCCGTCGATGCTCACGGATGTGTTGCAGCCGCCACCAACAAAGCCGGAATCACGGGTTACGATCAATACAGCGTCACCGGAGGCCGGTTTCTGATATGCGAACAGGCGCGAGCTCGGCACAGGGTCAGCCTCTCCGGACGGTACCGGCGAAGTCGCACACCCAGCCAACAACGCTACCGCCAAGGCTCCTATGATCAATTTCATGCAGGTCACTCCTGTGGGAAAGCTGCAAGATATCACTGGCGCCGGGCGAAATGAAAAAGCCCAGCGAGGTGCTGAGCTTCTGAAAATTTAGTTCAACGACTTAAAATCAAGCTGCGTGCGCTTCGATCCATTGATCTTTGCAATGCTGGAAGGTGCCGCCTTCATCGGGTTTCGCTCCAGCATCCACTTTCACAGGGCCGTAATTGGCATGGATATATGCCGAATACCACGCTCGCATCGCGATATCCGAAGCGCCAGGCACCGGTTCGCTGCCCTTTTTTTCCCAGTTCGCGATCGTTTGCACATCAACACGAAAAAGCGCTGCCGCTTCTTCCTGCACCAAATCCTGTTCTTTCCGTAGAAACCGGAATTGGTGCCCCGTCATGGGTTTTTTCTGCTTAACAATGTCCACTGCAATCGCGCGATGCAGACCTTCCACGTCCTGGATCTTCACACCCTTGCCATACGACGATTCAACGATCGTATAGCCATTTTTCAGGTAGATGCCCTCCAGGCCGCTCCCTGTATATTCGTACATTAATTCACCTCCCATACGGTGACGGCGAACACCTCGCCAGGATCAAGAACAGGCTTAACAGCCGCAACCACGCAGACGATATCCCTCGGCGGAGGCTCGCACATCCTGAACTCAAAGCTTTTATGTTCTGCGCTATACGTTGGACCTCGGATTATGGCCCCGCGTTGCAAGCACCTCAGCGCCTCACCTACCGTCACGCCCCGCTCCGCTAAACGCTGGAGGAAATGATCAGTCAAAACCACCTTTGAAGAGTCCCGCGCAAGCACGTGAACGAGATCCTCAAGCTGTCGTGGCGTCCACAACGGTGAAATAGTGCTCATATAAACCTATAATATTTATAGGTTGCGCAATACTAGTGCGCAACAACACATTGTCAATATTTGTGTAAGTCGACTCTCGAAGCGCAGTACAACAATGCCCACTTTTCGCGGTGTTCATCGATTTCTGCCTTTGTGCGATACGACGGACGGTTGTCTCCTCGAGGAGAATAGCCAAGATTTGCCACTTGTCCTCCTCACTCGGTGCGCGCTTTGCCGTGTCGCAAGATCAATCGCGTCCTTTCCAGCCATGGCCCACCGTAAACGATGACCTCCGATGGCCTGCCGTACAGGTGATGCAGCAGAAAGGGGCCGGGGCCAAATGTCGCGGCGTTCTCGCCGGGCAGCGCAGGATCGGCGCCGAGGAAGATCCCGGCGTGGTTCGGGTAGACCGTGCGCCCCACTTCCATGACGATCATGTCGCCGCGTTGGGGCTGGTCGACCCGATAGAAGCCGGCGGCCTCGTAGTTCGCCTCGTACAGGCTGGTGTTGTCCTTGCTTTCCCACCAGCCATCCGCGCGCTTGAACGCTTCGAATTCCAGCCCCCACTCGCGCTTGTACCAGTCCGCGCAGACCTGCCAGCAGTCCCAGGCACCGTGCACGAACGGGCGTTTCAGCAGCGGCACATCGCCGGACGGCACGATGGTGCGCAGATCGCCTTCCGGCCAGCTCAGGATGTGCCAGGGCATGGCAGTCGCTTCGCACATAGCCAGATCGCGCGGTGACGGCCTGCTGGTGGCGTCGGGATGCGAATGCACCACGCCGATCACCTCACCGATGTCCTCGGCTGCTGCGTATTCCTCCGGGTCGATGCGGAATTCCTCATTTGGCTCGGCTGAAATATTGCGGCAGGGGTAGTACTGCTGCTTGCGGCCCACTGCCAGCAGCAGGCCGCAGCACTCCTTCGGGTACTCGGCGGCCGCGTGCACCTGGATCGCGTTCAAAATGTGTTTGCGCATGTCAGCTCCGTGCGATCAGCGAAACGGCCGGGAAGCCACCAAAGGGCAGCGGGTTGCCCTCGCCGAAGCGTGGGATACATCCCTTGCCCAGCGTGGCGTCACACTCGTCCAATTCAGGGTTGTCAGTGACGACACCGTCCTTGGTAACGTACGGGCCGGTGTAGCCACAGTTCGGCCCACGATATCCGCCGGTGAGGCACCAATGGCACAACGTGGTGGCCTGCCGGCCGATGGACTCGTTACCAACGTCGCCCGGGCTGGCCAATTCCCAACTGACCGTTTCCCCGTCCTCGTTTGTCTTCTGGTCGATGTACCAGACCTCGATCGTCTCTTGAGTTGGGTCAGCCGTCGGGTTGCCGGCCGGGAAGTTCGGCGCGTCGAGGTAACTGCCGAGCGTATGGCGCATCGTCAGCTTGAACTCGAGCAGATCCTCGAACGCCAAACAGAGCGCAGTGATGCGCCCATTGACGTTACCGACCGACAGCGTGGGCCGAACCGCTGTGCCATCGCCATTCGCCTCGATGCCGTCGATCTGCATCGGCCACGCGCTGTACTCGTTGCCCTGCCAGTAGATGGCCTTCGCCGGAAGCTGATCGGCACTATCGCCGGCAGCGATCAGCTCGGCCGAGGTGTGCGGGATCGCGTGCCCGTGAAAGCGCAGCACGTCCGCGCCGTAGTCCGTGCCGTCCAATTCAAACAGCAGCACTTCGCTGCCAGGCTCAAGCACCTGGATGTCACTGATCAGCGGCATAATTGCCCCTTATGGTTGGAATGCACGCTCGAACGTGGCGGTGAGTTTGAAAACGCCGCCGCCCACCGGAGTGGGCACGGGGTTCTTGCAGGTGAACAGGCCAAGCTGGCCCAATGGCGTGGTCCAAAGGAAGGCTTTCGCGCCGGCGTGCCGATCAAGGAACGCCATGATCTCCAGTACCTTGGCCTGCGGGCCGCTGTAGGTGATCGGATAGGCGTCTTCCTTGTTGTTCGGCCCGTCGCCGACTTCCTGCTTGTATCCATCTCCGAACTGCGCGGTACGGACCCGGTAGGTGATCTCTGGCGAGTCACCGTGCTGGGTCGGCCAGATGAATTTCTCGATGGCCATCAGCCTCTCCCGTTTGTAAGGCGCCAGATCGAACCGCCCGGCTGGAGCGCTCGAGCGATGGCGGTTTCGGCCTCAGCTTTCGCTGCCTGCTGAATCCCCTTGCCCAGCTGCGTGGTGTCTTCCGTGCTGGCCGCGCCGCCACTGCCTTGAGTTTGCACCGATACAGCGACGGGGAAGTTGTAAACGTTGCCGCCACCGCTTCCGCCGCCACTGATTGCGCGAACACCCAGTTGGCCGCCAGCGGTTCGGGTCAGCGGCATGATCGCCTCCTCTCCCGCCTCGCCCATCACACCGAGCCCGCCGCCAGCCATGCCGAACGCTGTCGGCTTGCTTACGATGGAGTTGGTAAACGCTGCACCATTGGCGAACATTTGCACGCCATTGGCCCATGCCCCACCGTCAGCCTGCAAATAGGCGGACGAGTAGCCCGCCTGTGAAGCGCCGAGATTGGACGAAGTCGCGCCAGCAGATCCTGCGGCAAGTCCATTGCCAGAACCGCCGCCAGTGAAATAGCTGGTCGCGGCACCGACCAAGCTGCTCAGCAGTGCCGAACTCGCCTGACGAGTCGCGATGCGCGCCATATCCGCCAGAATTGATTTAGTGAAGTCTGCGAACGACAGCTTCCCGGTAATGGCGAAGTTGACGACCGCGTCCTCCATCGAGCTGAACGCGTTGCTGAACAGGTCGCGAGTCTGGCCTGCAATGTTGCGGGCACTTTCCAGGTAGTTGCTGAACGCCGAGGTTGCGCCGTTGCGCCAATCGCTCTGCGCGGCCGACATCTGCTCGTAGTTGCTGAGCACTGTTTCGCTCAGGTCCTCCTCGCCTCTGTTGATCGCGTCCAGCTTGGCCTGGTACTCCTCGGCGCTCATGTTGCGCGCCTTGTCGGCCCGGTCGCGCGCCAGATCCAGGCGCTGCTGGTTGGCGCGATCGGCAATTCCGTTCAGCTCGCCATTGATGGCGTTCTCACGGTCGCCACGGCCCACGCCATCCGCTGCACGACCGCCAGCGCGCCGCAGCGCGACGTTCTGCTGGTCCAGAGCATCGGTGTAGACCTTGATCGCCTGAGCCTGCTTGGCGAGCCTGCCCTGCTCGTTCGTCGCGATGACTTCGAGCTCGCTGTCGGCTTCCTTCTGAGCCTTGACCATGTTGGCCCGGGCGTCAGCGATCTTCTGGTCGAGCTGAATGCGTTGCGCGGCCGACGTGCTGGCCTTGCCTTTTGCAGCCTCCAGCGAGCTGATCTCGGCCTGATACGCGGCGGTAACCTCGTCGCGCTCATTGCCGATCAATGCCTGGCGCTTGAGCAGGTAATCTTCCTGAGTGACCAGCCCGGCCTTCTGCGCCGCTTCCAGTTCCTTCTGGGCGTTTTTGTATTCGCCGAGAATCAGCGACAGCTGGTTTTTCGAGTCGTTGAACTCGGTCAGATTGACCGCCGAGCTCGCTGCCTTCGGATCCTTGTTCTTATCCTTGATGTTCTGGATCGTCTTTGTGACGACCGCTTCCTGCACCAGTGGATCGTTCGGGTTCGCCTTGCGCAACGCCTCGACGTCCCGCTTGTACTCCTTGATCAGCTTGTTGCGCTTTTCCTCGTTGGTGAGGTTGGAATCGCTGATCGCCTTGAGTCGAAGGCTTGCGTCGATGCCATCGCGCTCTGTTTTTGCCCGGTCCGCATCAGCCTTTGCGCTGGCGGTAATCTCGTCCTTCCGCTTCTGCAGCAGAACGATCTGCTGCTCCAGGAACTTCGTTGACTGGCTGTTTGCACCTAGCTCGTCACCGAAAAACGAAGATAGAAAGCCGCCGGACTTTCGCCCATCAAGGATTTTCTGGTAATTGGCAATTTGCGAGTCGATCGACTGGGTGCGACCAACATCCAGCGTTGCATCAAGTGCGCCAGCAGCTGCTGATTTGATCTTTTGCCAAGCGCTCTCGATAAGGCCGAGATTCGCCGTCACCTCGCCGGTGCGGTTTTTGATCGTATCGGCATAGGTGTCGGTCAGCAGCTTGGCCGCCCCGATGGTGTCGCCCTGCTCTTTCAGCGCTACGATCTGGGAATAGACCGAAGCAGTGAGAAAGTTGTATTGGTCGTTGAGCTCCTTGGCTGCTGCGACCGGGTCCTTGGCGATCTTCGCAAACTCGGCAATCGTCTCGTCGATGGACTTGCCAGTGGCCTTTTCCATCTGCAGGGCGGCTTCGGTGATCTCCTCGAAACTGCCGCTTGCGATCTTGCCGTTGCCCGCCAGCTTTGCCAGTACCTCGGCAGCAGCGCCGGTAGTGCCGACCGTCGCGCTCACCTGCTGCGCCATGGACGCCAGCTGAGTAGCGCTTGTGCCGGCGGAATTTCCGGTGAAGATGATTGCCTTGTTGTACTCGTCAGCCTCCTGGCTGCCCTTGTAATAAGCCAGCGTCAGCGCACCGACCGCCGCCGCAGCAACAGTGAACGGGTTGACCAAGCCGAGTACGTAGCCGCCCAGCGCTTTCGCTGCCGGTCCAATACCGCCAAACATATCTTTGAGCTGGCCGCCTTGCTGGAGCAGAACAGTCAGCGGGGCCTGGCCACCTTGCAGCGACACGACGATATCGGTGAATTGTGCAGGCACGCCGCGCAGTGCGGCAGCCGTCTGCTTCGCGGTGTTACCAGTACGAGTCAGCGAGTCGTCGAAGCGCGTCAGGTTAGCCCGGGACTGGTCGATTTTCGACTGGTACTCGCTAAAGGTCGACGCATCTAGCGCGCCGAGCTTCTTCTGTTTCGCCAGCTTGCTCTCGAGCTCATCCAGCCGGCCGAGGGCTTTCACTGTCGGATCGATCTCGCCGAGAAGGTCGCTCAGCTCGTCCTTCTGTTTCTTGATCGAGGCCGAAGCCTTATCTGCGCCCTTGGCCACACCCTCGGCCGCCTTCTCAGCCCGTGCGCCTGCCGCCGTGAGCTTGTCGAGGTCGGAGCTCGCCTGCGCAGCATCGGTCGAATCGACCTTGATGCCGAGTTCAGCAATAGAAGTCATGCGGGCTCCGTTATTTCGATTCGCTCATCACGAGCATGGCTTCTGCTTCCATAACGCGAATGTCGTGGAAGACTTCAGGTATTTCGCGCCGCTTCATGCCCAGCATTGAGGCCACTGGCGGCAAGGCGTTGTAGTCCAGGCCTGTAGCGCCACCCATGCCGACACGCCACTGCGTGGACATTGCTTCGAAAAGCAGAAAGGCCGGCCAGTTGTCTGGCCAGACCTCGTACTCAACGTCGGGAATGTCCGCTTTGGTCAAGCCAAAAGCCGCCAGATCTGCATCTGATGGACCTTGCTCGTACAGGACGCGGGCGGCGCCGGTTAGTTTCCCAAACGGGCCGGTTGGTAGGCGCCTTGGTATGCCGAGAGCACAGCCTGAGGCGCACCAATGCAGGTGGTGACGAGCGCAGTCAGAGATTCATCCGAAAGCTTCTCGTCGAAACCCCAGCTCGCGATGATGTCCTTGAGCTGGCCGACCTGCAGCGCGATCTCGGCTCCGGTCGCTTCCTGCCAGTTCAGCTCGTCTTCCTGCACCTTCTTGGCATGCTCGTCGTGCGCGGCGTTCCATTTATCGAAGTGCGCGGCCAAGGCCAGTCGGTCCATGTACTTGAATTCAAACTCAACGCTGACCGGCTCAGCACCAACGCGCGGAATCGCGACCTTCGCCTTGAAGGTCGGGTTCTGGGAGATCTTAATCTTGGCCATGGGTTACACCGCCGCTGCGTAACGGGTTGGGCGGCCAGCCAGCGACAGAGTGATGACTCGAGTCATCAGGTTGTTGCGGCTGAGCGCCGGGGTCGACGTGATCGACACGTAGCAGTTGTAAACGATGCTGCTACCGCCTGGCAGATTCAGGCGAAGCACACGGGTCTGCTTGTCTTCGTCAGCCGCTTCGACAATGGCCACGTAAGGCAGGTCAGGATCGTCGGCGACAGTGACCGCCATACTGATTGGGTTCTTGGTCGTTGGAAGCTGGCGATCATCATCATCTGCCAGAAACCCGAAGGTGAGGAACTGCTGATCGCCGCCGCTGGAGTTCAAGTCGGTGATCTGCGAGATCTCGGTAAAGCCGGTGACTTCGCGCACGGAGCCAGCACCGGAACCCGCCGGGTACGGTTGGAGGTTGGTGGTGTTGATGCCTTCCAGCGCAAAAGTGCCGGTCAGACTGTTCGCAACGCGGGCGGCCCGATCATTCAAGCGAGTCCAGCCCGAGGTCACAGCGATAATGTCGCCATCAGCCAGGCCGTGCGCTGCTGCGGTCGCCACGGCGGGGTTGGCATTGCTCAGCGCCGTGACGGGAATGGCAGCGCCGAATGCAGAAGCGATTTCAAGCGTGGCGCCGTTGGGGAGTCGAAAGCCCATGTGTGTTTCCTCTGTGCAGAAATGACAAAACCCGCTCAATGGCGGGTTCTGGGTTTGCCCAACGGGCGGATTAGTTGGTGTCGGATCGGTATTGGAACGAGGCCGGTACCGTGAAGGTGTTGCCGTCTGGTATTCCCGGTCCTGGCGCAACCGGCGTCATCACCAGTGCGACAAGCCCTGCGCGGGGAATACGCAGGTTCAGCGGGAACAGTGCCGCCAGTTCGTCAGCGATGCCGCTCGCCTCGGTGCGGTACTTGCCCGATGGCGTCACGATGTTGACCTGGAACACGCCGGCGTATATCCGGTGATCGCCGCTAAGCGTGTTGCTACCCGTGACCGCCGGCAGAGTAAAAGCCCGCAGGTATGTCTCGCCGGCCGCCGGCGTGTAGGTTTCGTTCTCGACTACCACCTTCAGCGGCTTTGCCCGAGCCTTGGCCCACGCGAGCAGGCGCGATTCGAAGGCCGCAGCAATGATGTTGTGGCTCATACCTGGTTGTTCCTGATGGCTTCTTCGACGATCTGCTGGAAGCGAGCCAGCGTTATCTGCACCATGCCGGCCGGGGCCTTGGCTGAGTGCCCATATTCGAGCGGAATCGCATAGGGCAGATTGTTCAGGATGTAGGCCGCCTGCCCTGCCGTTAGGTCACTGGCAGAGGCAATCAACGAGGCGATCGCGTCCTGGCCAGTCGGATCAACCTCGTCGAAGGTAATGTTTTCGATGTTGTCGATCGACAGATGCCAGTTGCCTTTGAATCGGCCCGTGTCGACTGGTGAGAGGCGAATGACTGAGGTGCCAAGTTCGATAACAACCTCGCGAAACACATCGTCGATTGCGTCTTTCGCCTGCTCGGCAAATAGCGCCAGGCTCTCAGCAAAACTTCCCTGCTGGCCGCCGTAGCGGCTTGTCATGTGATTCGCCATTACTTGCGCACCTGCAGCTCGAAGCCGATCGCCAGACCGGCGAAATTCCACGGAGCAACGGCTATCACCGTGTAGACCGTGCCGTCGAAAGTGATTTTGTCGTTGCTCTTCGGTTCTGGCATGTCCTCGCCGGTCAATTGAACCGGCGAAACCAGAAGCTTCACGTCGCCACGAACGATTAGCGTGCCATCGATGTACTTGTTGTCGTATTCCTCGCGGAAGCCGGAGCCGTTCACAACCAGCTCGCTGGGCGCGGTCGGTGCGTCTGGGTCGTATTCACCGATAATCTCGCGGCGCAAGACCAGTTCGAGGCCTTTCCCGCCCTTGCTGCGCGGCGCAAGCATGCGGGTTGCCGTAGCCTTGGCGCGGTCATAAATGTCTGGCATCACTTGCGCCTTATTCTGTAGATGGCGGAGCATCGGCATCCCGCGCGGTCTTTCCACCCCGCTCCAAGCGATGCATCACCCGGATAGCGAAGAAGTGCACCAGTGGGGCTCTGGAAAGGCTGATCCTTCTGCACAACCTGCCCGCCAAGGATCGTGTGAGCATGGCGAACCTTATTGTCGCGGCGGTCGCGCCATTCCTTTTCTACCGAATCGCGATCAAGCCCTTGAGCAATCAACTGCTCATACACCTGGTCCCGGCCAGAACCGAAGGATTCCAGCGACTCAGCCTTAGAAAGCATCTGGGCGTAGGTCTTCATCAGCCGATCAGCATACCGGCCAGCGATCTTGTCGACGTCAGCTTGGGCAACAGGCTTGCCCGCGTTGATGGCTCGATTCACGATTGAATCGAAGCGGCGATCCCGGCGTTTGCGCTGCAAATAGTTGCGCATCTCGTCAGGGTTTCCGCTCAGCAGTTGCTGACGGGCATTGATGACGTACTGCGCGTAGTTACCGGGCAGGCCAATCACACCACCTGAGCGGGATCCTGTTTGCGCGCTTACTCGTCCAATTAAATCGAGCGCCGCCTGCCGTGGGCTGCGGGTCATCGGCGTGGCGCCTACTTCGACTTGCAGCGACGGCGTGGCGACAGCGCGACTGCGCGACCCCATAACCGCCCTGATCGCCTCGCGCACATTCACATCGGCGTCGCGTCGAATCTCGGCGGCTTTTTTCACCAGCCACTTCTCTGGCTCAGGCTTGCGGACGTCGAATTCAAATCTCCCCAGATTCTTGGGGATTGCGATCGCCTTGATCTCGAACTTGGCGCCTGCGAGGTACACATTTCGAGCCAGTTCGAGGAAAGCGGCGAGCGCGCCCAGGCTCAGCAATGCTGCCAGCCCGTTTTCATCCTCTTCGGCAATCAGTCGCTCAACTTCAGCAACCGTTGCCGCGCCTACCACCAGCTTGATCTGGTCCAGATAGGCCTTCTGCATCGCAGGCTCCATTCCCTCGATGGCCTGGATGATCTGCGCCGGGGTCATACCACGAACACCGCAGGCAGCGTGTAGCGGGCCACCAGCACAGGAGCGATCATCTCATCGATGATGCTGATCACCGGCCTGACAGACGCCGCGCCATCTGCGCCAGCCGCAACCGAGAATTCCTCCTCGATCGGGCCGACCTTCTGGCGCTTCACTGTGGACGCTGCCACGAAGTCAGGACTCAGGCTGCTGGGCTCGACCAGTTCACGCAGTGCGGCTTCGTACGTTGCCTGCTCAACCTCAACCGGCACTTGGTCGGATGGGATTGCATGCCCCTCGTAATCCTCGGCACCGGTGCGCGGCCACTCCCTGGCTTGCCCTCTGCCCTCGGTCTTCACGCCGGGGAACAATGACTGCCACACACCGGAAGCCAGCAGCTTCCGATAGCGGCCGTCGATGTAGACCGATGCCCGGAGCAGCGCGGCCTGCTTCGCCACATCTTCGCCGGTCCACGCGGCATTCGCGCGCGCAGCGTGATAGGCGTCGGCGGCTGCGACGGTTCCGTAAAAGTCTGGCATCGGGATATCTCGAATAGGTGGAGCGTCATGCGCTCCGGTTTTGCGGGGTGTTACGCCTTGGCAGCGGCCAGTGCGGCCTGCAGGGCTTCCAGATTTGCTTCGGCGTCGAACTGAACGTTCAGCGCCTTCAGCTCGTCGATGACCTTCTGCTTTTCGGCAGCGGCAGCAGCCTCGGCTTCTTCCAGCTTCTTGCGCAGGGTTTCGACTTTGCTGTTGCCAGCGGCATCAATGCCCAGCGCCTTCAGCTTGGCGAGCAGTTCAGCCTTTTCGTCGCCGGACGGAGCCTCGACAGCCTCAAAACTGAGGACATCGATTTTCTTGGCCTGCTCGAGCTCTGCCTCGGTCAGGGTCAGCTCCCGGCTTGCACCGATGCCGATCATCTTGATCGCGCCCATGGACCAGAGACCGCGCGGGCAGGTGCCGCTGTTAGTGACTTTCACTTTCATGACAACCCCCTTATGCAGGCTCGGACACGCCGTCCATGTACGCCATGGCGCCTGGCAGGCGTACTTCAACGCCGCCGGTACGCGCGATGATGCCGGTCTCGAAGCCCATGATGGTCTTCTGATGAACCGGCAGCACCATGCGAGGCATTGGCAGGTGGAAGCGGATCACGTCCAGAGCGCGACGGTACGCGGCGATACGACCACCACCGCCAGCGCCTGCGGTCGACAGCGAGTCGGCCGTCAGGATGGTCAGCGGGCGACCGGTACGCGCGGTGTACACGTTGGAGGTGCGGAAGCGCTCCAGGATGGTCGGGCTGTTCGCTTCGGTGCCGACGAAGGTGGTCGAGATGTAGTCCATCACCTCCAGAGGCAAGGCCAGGGTATCGGCCAGCTCTACGTTGTTCGACGCCTGCGGTACCAGCTTGAGCAGAGTGTTGAGGTCGTTCAGGACCTGTTGCGGGGTCTTGTCGACGAACAGCGTCGAGCTGCCAGTGCCGGTTGCCGCAGCGGTGATGGTCTGCACGTTGGACTGGTTGACAAAGCCACGCCAGTTTTTCTCGGTGCTGCCGGTGGTGGCGATGTCGTAGAGCAGGCGCTCGGTGGAGCGACTTGCCGACATGGCTTTCAGGTCGTTCAGGTTGCGGCCATACAGAGCGGCCTGATTGACCTCTTCCAGATTCCACTCCCAGCCGGAGCCGATCATGGCGTAGTCGTGCGAGCCTTCGCCCCACGAAACGTTGTTGAACGGCATGTCATTGGCGGCGCCGGAAAGGAACTTGGCTTCGCCAGCGAGTTGCATGCTGTAGAACTGGGTGCCGATCGCCCACTGGTTGCCTTCGGTGACGACAGGCATCAGGTCGCGGTAGCTGTATTCCGGGTAGCGAGCTTCATAGATCGCGGTTTCGATGTTGCGGCCCTGGGCTACAACGAATGGCAACGCTGCTTGAGCGTCTGCGAAGGCTTGTCGCATGTTATGCGCTCCGGTTCTTGAGGGAGATTTCCACGATGTCGCCGGCGGCACCAGTGGTGTCGAAGAACGCGCTCGGGATCGGGCCAACAATGCCGGTGCCGGCAGCGTTGGTGTAGGTGTTGGTGGCGGTCACGTAGTAGACCGGATCGCCATCGACCACCGGCGTGCTGACCGTCACGTACATCTGGCCGCGCTCACGAATGGACGCGGTGAAGTACTGCGGGTAGCCGTCGACCAGAGTCGAGCCTGCCTTCACCGCCGGTACAGCCGGGGTCAGCTTGGCGATGCCGACGAACTTGCCGCCAGCCGCGAATGGAACAACGCCGTGGTCACCGGCTCCGCGCTGGACTGGCTCGCCGAAGCGAACACCGGCGGCGTTTTCGATGGTGCGGCTGATGTCGTTCTTGATCTCTTCGTTCGCCGAGGCGCCATGCAGGCCCTTGGCTGGACGATCAGGGTAAGTCGTTTGATAAGCGGCCATGATGGCTCCTTACTTGGCGGGCTGAGTGGAGTTGAGGTCGGCCAGCATCTTCACGCGGGCGGCCTCAGCCGGGTTTTCGCCTGGCTTACTGTCCTGATGGATCATGTGTTGCCGGAACGGGTCATTGGCCGGGTTCTTGGCAGCATCCTCGACCAGAATCTCGAAGCGCGCGTCGATGTAGGCATCAGCCTTGCCGGCCACGGCCGCATCACCCAGCTTGGCGATCACGACAGCCTTGCGGATGTCGGCATCAGTCTTGCCGGTGTAGTCGGCGTCGGCGATCGACTTGGCCTTGCTGATCAGGTCAGCACGGGCGGTGACGCGCTTGTCGATATCGGCATCGCTGAGCTGCTTGGCCTTGAGGGCGTCGATCTCGGCGTCTTTCTTGGCGAGCTCGCCATCCTTCAGCGCCAGCGCGGCGGTGTGCGCGTCGGCCAGGTTTTTGATGTTCACCCCGGCGTCGGCCAGCTGTTTGGTCAGCTTGTCGATCGCCTGGGCGCCTTGGTCGGTCGTCTGGACGGACAGGCCATCAACGATGACCGTACGCAGTGAATCAGCCATGTCATGGCCTCCTTGGGGGGTGTGTGGTTCGTTGTCACCAAAGCGAAGTTTTTCGCCGCCGCGAGCGCGATACTCAAGACTGAGGTGATTCATTTTCATGGGCCCGAGATAGGCGTGATACGCCTCGCCTTCTGGCGTAACACCATCCTGGAAAACGACTTCAGCGCCGTACCCCATGGACAGTTCGCGCTTGCCTGACTCGTAGTCCTCAATCGCCTTGGCATCCATCAGCACCAGCGGTACCTTGACGAACTGCCCGTCCCGAACAACCTCGCCGCCGGTGTTGCCGATCGCGACATCCTTCCAGTTCTTGGAAGTGACGCCTTCGCCGCCCGGGTGACCGTTGGTCATTGGTCGGTACGCGTAGGAGTGCATCGCATCTTTGTGAAATACCGCGCTCTCCGGTCGGTACACGCGAACGATTGGCAGGTCCCTCAGGCCGTGTTCGTTATCAGGATCAATCTCGGTTCCTAGGTAGTCCTGAATGCCGGTGCGGGCGACCCTGGCCTCTCCAACCAGATAGCCGTCCTCAGTGCGCCGCACTCCCGTGACTGGCACGGAGTCGGTGAAGATCATGGGGCGAGCTCCTCGAAGATCTCGGGACCCAGCTCAATCGCGCCACGGTATGGCTCGACCTTGTCGATATCGACGCTGCCGGGTTCGTAGGTGAAGGTGATGTGGGGCTGATAGTCCGGCCAGTCCCAAGAGGCGCCAGCCTCAACGATGGTGACGTGCCGCCAAGCCAGCTCCGAGCTGTTGAACAGCAGCACCACTGCGCCTTCGCCGAACTTGTCGATCAGCCTTGCGCCACCTGGTGCAATCTTGAGCTGGCCCTTGCCATCGCCCGACCATGACTCGCCGACCTTCATCCAATCGACCGGGTTGCGGCTGTAGGCGACGGTGACGTGCAAGTCAGCAGTTGGGACGGTGGATTCGAAGCCCTGCGACTTGGCCCACGCGATGATCTCGGCGCCGTTGATGACCTTGCGGGACACATACAGCGAGCGAGGCGCGGCGTCAGTTATGGCTTTCTTCGCCACTGGCTGATCAGCCCCGGTGCTCGGCAGGTCATCGTCGTCATCGGGCAGCTCGTCGCCGAACTTCTCGATCGCCGCTTCCAGGC